ATCATCAATATATGCACAGCAAACACAAACATTTGATAGAAAATAAAATTGAGGATTATGTAAAAAATAAATGGGGGCAGTAGCGGGCTACGGGTATCCCTTGCAAGGATACTGTCTAGAAGGGTTCAACTCCCTCGGTCTCCACCATATGTAATTGTACCGTAGCATAATGGTAGTGCGCCTCCTTCATACGGAGTCAAGTGTCAGTTCGATTCTGACCGGTACAACCAACGCGCCTTTGGTGAAACTGGATATCACCTAAGACTACGGATCTTAAGTTAGGGGTTCGAATCCTCTAGGGCGTGCCAGTATTACCTAGATAGTTAAATGGTATAACGGAGGCTTGATAAGCCTTTATTACAAGTTCGATTCTTGTTCTAGGTACCAGTCCTTCTGATGAGAGGTTAATCCTCGAAACACACCAGTGAAAATCCGATAAGTAGCTGGTGTGTAAAGGACACGCTCTATACCTTTCGGTGTGATAGATGCGCGGCTTATGGCCAGGTAGTATTCTGTTAGCTAATAGAATGTGGCGTCATGTTCTCTTAGATAGAATATTTGAACCGTATATTCTCCCATTGGTGTAACGGTAGCACAAGGGTCTCCAAAATCCTTAGTTGCGGTTCGAATCCGTAGTGGGAGGCCAGCTAATCTAAGGAGTATTGATATGAAGAAGTTCGATTTAGACGAAGTTAAATCATACATTACCGCACAAGGACCAGATACTAAAGTTTATCTTGGTGCAGACTCGGAACGAGTTAAAGTTGGTGGTGTGTGGTATGCTGATTACACTTTGGCGGTTGTCGTTCATATCGATGGCTCTAAAGGTTGCAAGATTTTTGGTACTGTTGTACGAGAAATCGACTATGATCACAAGAAGAGCAAGCCTGCTATGCGTCTGATGACAGAAGTATACAAGGTCTCAGAATTGTTTCATAGTTTGATTGATGTACTTGAAGATCGTCATGTAGAAGTTCACCTAGATATTAATCCAGATGAGATTTACGGTTCTTCATGTGTTGTACAACAAGCAATTGGCTATGTGCGTGGAACATGCAATCTAACGCCAATGGTCAAACCAAATGCATTTGCTGCTTCTTATGCAGCGGATCGTTTGAAAGAAGTTCTAGCAGGATAACGCGGAATTAGTTTAATGGCAAAACGAAACCTTGCCAAGGTTTAGTCATCAGTTCGATTCTGATATTCCGCTCCAGTCTTCTCCGGGATGGGAAGCGGTTTCAGCACCGTAAATGCTGATAGCTTTCTCAGTCAGTGAAATGCATTGAGCGTATAGTCGGTGTCACGATAGAACACGCTGGACCCGTAACCAGCACGAATTCAATGTTGGCTATGGTGTAATGGTAGCACCCGACTCTGTGAAAGTCGTAGAGTGGGTTCGAAACCCACTAGTCAACCCAATGCCTCCTTAGTTCAATGGTAGAACTCCGTCTTTACACGGCGGGTCCGGTGGTTCGATTCCGCCAGGAGGTACCAATGCCGCTTTAGCTGATGTGGTCATAGCAGGGGTCTGAAGAGCCTCGGAACGTGGTTCGATTCCACGAGGCGGCACCACTAAATTTTGTATTCGTAGTTGACTGTTGTTTCGTTGCTACGGAATACTTGAGCACCGTTCTTAAGATGAAATCGTTTTGCTATCTCAGTCTTAGGGCTTAGAGTAACGAATCGATTGATATCAGGAAATACTTTTCTAATCTCTTCTACAGCATCGAAAATAAGTTTTGCTCCAGCACCTGGAACGTAACTCCAAATCGTGTAGAAGATTGCTACAGTCGGTGTATCAGTAGTCTTGGATAGACCTTCCACATCATTTGGGATGTCATCATGGAGACTGACACAGACCATAGCAGCAGGTTTGTCTTCTTTCTGTAGACATATGACAAATTTGTTCTTGTCCACCCGAAACTCTTTAGGAATTTCAGGGCGAACAGGATCATCTTTGATGTAATCAAGAAGTGGATTACTTACGTCGTTTATTAAAGAAAGCATTGACAAACTCACAGTGATATGATAATATATATGCAAGTTTGATGTTTAAAATGCACCTGTAGCCCAATTGGCAGAGGCGACAGACTCAAAATCTGTACAGTGTCGGTTCGAATCCGACCAGGTGTACCAAGAATTAAAAAATTTACAAATATTGTGTCCAAATTGTCATTCACAAACGGACACTTTTAGAGGTAAAAACAAAAGCGGGAATGGTGGAATGGTAGACACAGCGGGCTTAAAACCCGCCGCTTAATTGCGTGTGGGTTCGAATCCCACTTCCCGCACCACGCCTATATACTTTATGCGGAATTAGTTTAATGGTAAAACTTCTGATTTCCAATCAGATGTTATCAGTTCGATTCTGATATTCCGCTCCACTATTATCATGAGGATATATTAGATGATGATCAAACCGTTGAAGCGAAATGTTATTGTTGAACCAATTCGTGCAAATAAGACTACTGACTCGGGTATTATTCTGTCATCTTCTTTGGACCCTGATACTGCTAAAATTGTTTCTATTGGTTCAGAAGTTGATGAAGTCGAAGTTGGTGATGTTGTTCTTCTTGATTGGAAGAAAGCACGAAAGATTGACGGTCTTGATGAAACTTATATCGTTTCTATTGATTACGTTATTTTTGTCTACGAATAAATTCAATGCGGGATGGAGAAATAGAATCTCGGGAGCCTCATAAGCTCCAGTTGTGGGTGCGATTCCCTCTCCCGCTACCACTTAAGCATAAGTAGATTTCTCTTCTGTCTTACCTGATAGAACTACTTGACCATTTGGATCACGGACTTTAAAAGAATGCCCGTGATCTGAATTCTCTGCATCATACTTTGCTTCGTTGAAAGTGTGAAACTTTGTTTCTTTTGTAGACAAACGTCCTGTAGCTGCAATCCAAATTTGTGAAATTAGCTTAAACATTATCTTCTCCGTTAAAATAATTGAACCAGATTTTTCTGGTGTTATCAGTATATTTCTTCAAGTTTCTTTGATTCAAGAATACATTGATTGAAGGATATCTATATGTTCTGTGTAATGCTTTGTAGATATCTTCTGTGTGTGTTGGTTGTGCATTGAATAGAGAAGTTGACCAAGGTATTTCACTAGAACCAACAAGTGGAACTCCTTGAGAAATCAAATCTGCACCAACAATATTGAATGTCTCAGAGAAACTACACTGCAATCCAATATCCATCTTCGCGCAGAGTTCCAAAAACTCAGCCCTTGGTGTCCATTGATGATTAATCATCTCATGGCCACTGCCATATAACTGTTGAAAAGTAGCTTTCAGGTTACTTAAAACAGGACCTCCCTGCATCTCAATTCTTCCAGCATTAACATGAAATCTTAATTTCTTACCAATAGAATCTGCAAACTCGATGGCGGCAATGGCCTGATTCATATGATTCTTGAGTGGTCGTATTGCACCAAAACAAGAAATATCAATATGTTCTTTTGAGGTGTCTAACTTCTTTTTCTTGTATTGTTGAGGATAAAAATTAGGCATATAGATCAGTTTTTCTTTGATCTTTTCACCATAGATAGCAGATGCATATACCTCAACTTCACGCATCATTCTAGGTGCATTGATACCAATATAGACATTCTTGTAAGAGAGATAGTCTGCAATCCAATCCATTGCAATACCTTCACCTGCAAGAAATGGAAGTTCCGAATGTAAACGAACGATCCATTTGACATTTGGATGCAACTTTTGGAGTACATCGAACTTAGGTGGTACAACCCATAGTGCTTCGATGATCACATGAGTTGGCTTGCATCGTGTAACTTCTCTATCAATACAGTTGTTGTCTTGAACTACAACAAGAGCAGACCTATAATTACCATCAATCAACATATCATCCATAAAAGATGCTGAATTGTATAGCCCTGTAGAAAGGCCTATTGCAGAATGCTTTTTAGCATCATAGTCTTCTCTACGTTTCAATATAAAAAGTATTCTACTCATAATATTCCTTTTCAGTTATGCAATTATATAGGCATGAATGTGCGTATGCAATATTAAATTTTTATTAAATTGTCTTATATCTTATCATTTTGATGTTGCTCTAAAAGTACCATCCCAATCATCAGGTTTACCTTCGCGCATCCTTTCTACCATTGCATTATAGTATTTCTTCAGAGGCGATTCGTTCTTGATTGCATCTTCAGCAATCTCAATAGCTTCTTTCCACCTTCCATCATAATATGCATCCAAGAATTGCTCTTGGGTTGCTGCTTGTCCCAGGGTATAGATTTTGACTCCCAATTTTTTTCCTTTAACGGCAATACAATCAAGTTCAACCACATCATATTCATCCTTTACTTGTTCAGCAGTCAGAGGTCCCAATATAATTTGGACACCATATGGTTTACTTTGTCCTTCAAGACGGGAAGCAAGATTGACAGAATCACCCAAACAAGTATAATCAAAACGCTGATCGCTACCCATATTGCCAACAACAACGGTGCCAGTGTTAATACCAAGACCCATACCAAAAGCAGGGACACCTTCCTTCGAAATTTCCTCATTAAAACTCTCAAGACTTTTGAGCATTTCAATAGCTGTTTTGACTGCCTGTTTAGCATGATTCGGTTCATCCAACGGTGCGTTCCAAAATGCCATCTGAGCATCTCCAATATATTTATCGAGAGTTCCGTTGTTGCGTAAAATAGCAGCAGTCATGGCTGTCATGTAACGGTTCATGATTTGGGTAAGACCCTGTACATCATCACCATAGTGTTCAGAAATAGAAGTGAACCCACGAACATCTGTAAACATGATTGAGAGTTCTCGACTTTCTCCACCCAATTTCAATAGTTCAGGATTCTTCTGTAACTTCTCGACAAGTGCTGGTGATAGATAAGTTCCAAACTGTTTCTTTATTTGTTGTTTTTGGAAAAACTCTGAAAGAAATTTGACGGTATAGCTATGAAGAGAGACGAATAAAATGCCCAATCCAAATGCTGTTGCGTCGAAAAGAAAGAGATGAACAGAATAAGCATAATAGCTGCCAATAACACCAGCAACAAATAATACAAACATCGTAGCAATACCAACATATAACCACCTTGTCAGAAAGATCAATAAAATACCTGATACTAATAGTGTGAGAATTTCAAGCCCATCCGCCCAATCAGGTCTTTGAATATTTGTTCCTGATACTATTGTTGAGAGGACGGAAGACTGCAAGTAATGCGGGAAGACTTCTCCTCGACTAGTTGCGACGGGGTTATTAAGCCCTCTTGCAGTAAGACCGACGATGACGATTCCACCGTTGAAATCTTTTGGCAAACCATCCAAGGAATGTTCGATTGGTTTGGTTGACCAATCCACCCATATTCTACCGTAATTGTCTGTTGTGATTTTCCCAAACTTTGGAATTCTGACAGCTTCGATGATTCCTGAGTTGACTTTGACTTGAAACGAGGTGTCTCCTGCTGCAACTCTGAGAGTTTCAAGAGATATGCTTGGGTATAATTTTCCCAGTGAATTGATGACAACGGGAATTCGTCTGACCACGCCGTCGATTTCAGGGACAGTATTAACAACACCAACAGCAGAAGCAGTTTCATTTATTATCCTCACATTTGGCTGAATGTTTTTATATTGTATTCCCGGTTCACCTTCACCTATTACAGATACACCGGGTCTAAATGGTTCATACTTGAGTTTGATATCTTCTTGTGTTGCTACTTGTGGTAAAACAACTGGTGTCTTTTTTTGCTGTTCAGCAAATATTGCATCTTTAGCAAATCTATCAGCATCAGGCATGAACACATTGAAGACAACTAGACCAGCATTTCTTTGGTATAGATCATCAATTATTTGTGCATACTGATCTCTTGGAAAAGGAAATTGACCTCTCTTTTCTATTGCAGCATCGTCGATATTGACCACATGAATCTGGTCAGATACGGTTACTGTTTTTGAATTGATCAGTTGGTCAAAGTAACGGAGTCTTACGGATTCTACAAATGAAGGGTCTTGAACTCTGACAAAAAGACAAATGAATAATGTCAGTATAGCTGTCCAAGGAGATAGGAGAATTTTCTTCATTTGGTCGATTGGTTCACATATATTTTATTTAATGCACTTGGGCTATTATTCAAATTAATCGTTTTACCTTCTTGAACGATTGTGATATCATATGTCTTGTTTTTATTTATCAGTACCACAAAATTATTGTTGACTGTTCTTTCAACTTGATAGTATATAGATTTGTCGATAATGTTTACTTGTGTGCTTGCGTTGTAACCTGCTTGAAATGCACCCATTATCATATTATCAAGAGCATTAGATAGAAAGTTTCCATCGAGCGCATTTGAATTCAACACATCGGTACTCAGTGCATCACCTAATACTTTTATTTCCAAATAATTTGTATCAAGACCCGTGTATGCAAGTGCATCTGATCCTTTTGATGCCTGTTGTACTATTGCTTTTGTTATCTCAGTAGGTGGTCGAATAATCAGCATATTGTCAATAGCAGATTCAGAAAGATTCAGTATGACGGGTTTCAATGGGCGTACTTCTGAATTTGCCACCATTGTTGCTTGAAATGCTCGATTGAGTACAACAGCACCTGTCTTGGTTTGAACTTCAATCTCTCCGACCGATCCATCCACATTTGGTAGAAGAATAACGAGTGACTGCCCTATTTCATCAACGGTCATAGTGAAAGCAGTTCCACGGACCGCTACTGTTGCAGTAGGAGTCTTGATATCAACATTCTTGTTGTTTTCGTGTGCAACATTACCAGAAGCATATCTAACGGTGCCTAGTGCAACTCGCATTGCAATCTTACCGGCACCCTTAGATTTAGGATCATACACAAAATCGTCTATAAGCAGTTTGGAATGCTCTGTGACTCGGACTTTGGTGTCATCATCAAAAGTTATTCCGATGACACCATTGACCGTCTCCACACTATCCATAGACTCGATGCCAGTGTTTAACTTGGCACCGATCTTGGTCTTGCTTCGCGTTATCTCAGCACTACCCTTCTCTTCAGTTATCTTTCCAACTGCACCAAAACAATTAATGCTGAATAATAGTAGTAGCAGTGTTATTACCCGTAACATTTAGAGTGACCGTGTTAGGTGTTGTTGTTCCGTTTTGGGTAATTGATGTTGTGTTGTTATTGCCAATAATTGTGCTGGTGATATTATGACCAACAACTAATGGTGTACCGTTTACACCAGTTTGTGTTGTGGTATAAGTGTTACCATTTCCAGTTATTGCAATACTATTCTGAATATACTTGCTATCCATGGTACTTGTAATATTATTTTGATTACCACCAACAGTCAACGTATACTGATAGCTACTTGTATCGTGCAGTGTTGCCATGTTGAAAGTTGTTGCGTTGTTATCACCAGTAAATGATAGATTCATTGTTCCTGCTGCTGTACCAAAGTTACCTTGGTTCAATACTAATGAGTTACCTGACCCAATTTGAGAAACTGTTGCGGTTGATGCACCACCAATAAAATTGCCAGTGATGATATTATTCATACCATTCTGTGTTACAGTCATATCCATATTATTACCATCAATTTTGAACTGTGGTACCACCAAATTTGTAAGATCACCAACAGAGTTTCCATAACCAGTTTGTGTGATACTGATACTAGAATTATCTGCATTTGTCTGATCAATAAAAACAGAATTTTTTCCACTATCTACAGCAAATGCTCCAGTAGATAAAAGCAAAGAAACTACAAAAGGCATTATTTTTTTCTTCATTTTCCTTTATCTCTTTTAAACGGTTGTTTGAATTTCCAAATACCCTTTTCTTCCCCTTGATAAATCATCTCTTCGACAGCTAAATCTATTGCGGCTTTTACTGCAAATAATGTTGGTTCAGTTGATGTACTTCCAATTTCATTTTCAAAATTTCGTGTGCCGCTATTGAAATATTTGAATGTTGCAACACTTGTCGAAACACTCAAGATTGTTTTTTGTGTATTCACTGTCAACATTACTTCGCCAGTCTGTACATTGACCGCTCTTAAACTTACCGTTACAATGTCTTCTTGATACTGAGTATTTGGACCTATTCCAAGATATTGAATTCCAAATCCACCAGTTCTTTTGTTTGTGTCATATGAAACTATCGCACCTTCAACAATCATACCTGCATAAAGAATGGGTCTCAGGATATTTGGTTCTCTTGCCTCATCTCTAGCAGTTCTGATCAATTGTCTTTCTTTCAACAAATCATCAATACCAATTCTCTCAACGATCCTGAACCATTTACCGTCACCCACATCCGCAAGTGCTTTGAGTAATAATGATTCACCACCTTGAGTTACAGCAGATGAGAATTTTGCCACATTTGGACTATCTTTCTTTTGTCCAGTCTTGTCTTGAAAACTGTATACTGCAACAACAATTGGTTGATCACCTTCCAACTCAGGAAAGGGTCTTTTGAATATTGTTGGTGCCATCTTCTCAGCTTCAGAACTTGACAAAACTATTGGAGATGATGCACAACCTGAAAGCGCAGCTATTAATAATGAGCAGATTATCTTTTTCATCAGAATGTCAACTGCCCTACAGGTATAATGACCTGTGTAATATTACCTGATGCATCGGTAACTGTCATTGAAATTTGATCTGCTGTCTTTGTATAGGTTATCGTGTTACCTTGTAAAGTAACTGTTCCAGATGTTTGTGGATTTTCACCAAAAAGATTGTTTACAAGCTGAGTAGAGAGTTGTGCATAAACTCTAGATTCAAAATTGGCTAAGAATTTTGCCAAAATGGTATTGTTAGCAGCATTAGCCGCATCAACCGCTGCCTGCTGTTTTGCTTGTAAGATAGCTTGACTTCTGGTAAACTCAGTATTCTCTATAGTTTGAACATGAGAAGAATAACCGATACCATTAAAAGTTGGTGATTTGAATTGATATAACTGTTCAGCTTTTACTTGACTTGTCACCATTAGACAAATCATCAATAACACTTTTTTCATGTCTGATTTCCCGTAGCATTAATACAATGTTGATCTTTTGATTTAATCTAATCAAATCATTATCAAGCATTCTAACTCGGTCAATCAAAGCAATTAAAACTGTACTCGCTTCACTGAGAACAGGTTTTACTTCTTGTGTCGCCCATTTCCAAACGTAAAATATCAGATAACCCATACCTCCAGCAGCAACAATTGGGAACCCATATTTATTGATTAATTCTGCTATGTTGTCCATCTTTTTGTTTTTCTAGTATTACTGTTCCTGCTTCGTTTAATTTGGCAACAAAAGTGTCACCTTCTTTTATTTCTAATTTTTCAGCAGTCAATTCGGTATCAAACATAATACTACCATCAAAAAACAAAGTAATAAAGTAATCAGAAAAAGTCATAATTAATCTTTCCTTGCGTCATCTTTACCATCAGCCCTAGCAATTCTGTCAACGTCAGGTTTTACACCTAAAGCACTTGACATTAACGTATCAATTCTAATAACATCATGATTCATTGTCTTGACACGATTATTCAGTGCAGAAATTATACCACTCAAACTCTTGACAGACCCTGTAACACCTGCTAAAATGAACTTCAGTGTTAAGAAAACAAAATAACCTGCCGCCAGTGCCGCAGCAATTGGGAAACCAACCTCGGCAACTAGTTTAAAAAAGTCCATCTGAGTCAGATAAGTATTATACTGACTATATTTATTCAAAGGAGAAATCATGGAAGTCATTATTGTCAAATTAAATACGGGTGAAGAAATTCTTGGAGAAGTTGTTGCAAATAATCCACTTAATGTGATCCTCAAGAATCCTGTAGGAGTTGCAATTGTCCGAGGCCAAAATGGGCAACCTAGCGTAGGATTTGCACCATTTCCACTTCATGCACCACAAAAGAAAGATTCTACTTTCATTTTTAAAGAAAGTGCTGTATTATACACATATACACCTTCTCAAGAATTTGTTGATAACTACAACCAAATCTTCGGTGCAGGTATCGTTCTTCCAAACAAGCAATTAATTACAGGTTGATGACATTGAATTTCTATACTAATGTACAGTGTTTTGGTAACCAGATTCTTTACCGAGGTGTTGAGGACGGTAAACGAGTCAAAGAGAGGATCAATTATGAACCGATCCTCTATATCCGAAGCAAAAAAGGATATTTCAAGACACTTGATGGTAAGTTTTTGGAAGAAAAGAAGTTTGAAAGTATCAAGGCCGCCCGTGACTTCATTAAAGGTTTTGATGGAGTTTACGGTGCACCTAAAATCTATGGCAACACGCGATACGAATATGCCTTTATCGGTGAAAATCATTCTGGCATGGTTGAATGGGATCAAGACAAGATTTCGATTGGAGTAATTGATATCGAAGTTGGATCAGAAAACGGTTTCCCTGATCCATATGAAGCCAATGAACCCATTACTGCAATCACTATCAAGTACATTGGTGGTAAGACCTATGTTTATGGTTGCGGTGATTTTGTCAACAATGATGAAAATGTCATCTATACGAAATGCAAAGATGAATGGACGCTATGCAAGAAGTTCATTATGGAATGGGAACGAAACACACCAGACGTTATAACTGGTTGGAACACCAAGTTCTTTGATATTCCGTACCTTGTCAATCGTTTTCGCCGTATTCTAGGTGAAGATGTTGCGAAACTTCTGTCACCTTGGAAACATATCAACGAACGAAGTGTGCATTCAAATAACAAAACATTAATTGCATATGAACTACAGGGTGTTGCATCTCTCGACTATATTGAACTATACCGTTGGTATGCGCCAAATGGAAAGTCGCAAGAATCATATCGTTTGGACGCTATTGCAAGTGCCGAAGTTGGTGAAAGCAAATTGTCCTATGATGAATATGAGAACCTGCATCAATTATACAGATTGAACTTCCAAAAGTTTATCGAGTATAACATCAAAGACGTTGAACTTATTCTGAAGCTGGAAGACAAGCTGAAGTTGTTGGAACTTGCCTTGACTCTTGCATATGATACCAAGTGTAACTATGAAGATGTATTTGCACAGACGAGAATGTGGGATGCACTCACATACAATCATCTTATGGAGAAGAACATCGTTGTTCCTCCAAAAGAAGTACAAGATAAAGATGCAGCATTTGAAGGAGCATATGTCAAAGAAGTTCAAGTTGGCGCACATGATTTTGTCGCTAGTTTTGACCTAAATTCACTTTACCCCCACCTCATGATGCAGTATTCCATAAGTCCCGAAAATCTGGTCGAAAGAAGTTATATTGAAGATAGAAAACGAAAATTAATCCAAGAATTAGAAAGCAGAAACCTATAAATAGGATATAGTAACTTGTTAATCAAAGGAGCGTATACAAATGAACTATGTTTATGTTTATAGGGACAACAAAAATAATCCATTCTATATTGGTGTTGGTTCTGGATACCGTGCTTGGGCTCACCTAAAACCATCTTCATATATGCCATATGATGCTGAATATCCATCATTTTATGGTAAAATTAAAAAGATGAAATTGACTGGTGTGGAACCTAAAGTTGAAAAAATATTTGAAGGTGATAGAGAATCTTGTGAAAATTTAGAATCCGAACTCATACAAAAGTATGGCTTGATTACTGAAGGTGGAATACTGTATAATGTATCAAAGAATACTGGCGGTAGAGTTCCTGGTAAAAAATATCCTATGAGTGATTCGACAAGAGAACGATACAAAGAAACTTGCCGAGAAAAAAGAGTTTATAAAATAGAGAAATCTGAATTAATTAAACTCTACAATGATGAACGTAAAACCAGAAAAGAGATTGCTTCAATATATGGATGTAGTGAAGTTCTTGTTAAGAGTAGACTGAAAGAATATGGAATTAAAAAAAGGTGATGAAATGATGAGAACCCCAATGGTTTTTTCAGCAGACGATATTAAATGTTGGAATGTACAGACAAGAGGAAAAAATGGGCTTTGGACACAAGCAAGACCAATATCTTATCCGGGTTTTATTTTTTGGAAAAGATTATCTTCTGCATGGATGGTATTCACTGGCAAAGCTGATGTGTTAATTTGGTTTTCGGAGAATGAATAATGTTTCGTAATGTAAAAGAATTAACTACTGAAGAACTACAAAAAGAACTTCAGTCTATAGAATTATTTGAACAGGAAATAGGTAAGATCAACGTTGATAATATGTTGTCTAAATCGGTTGATACTTCTTTTTTGCATACAATGCAATGCACCATAACACCTAATGGCCAGTTGTTTAGAACCGACCATGAAGGCTTCTTACCAAAGATGATGGCTGAGATGTATGAAGATCGAAAGAAATTCAAAAATCTGATGTTGAAGTCTAAACAGGAATATGAGAATGAAAAAGACAATTCTAAATTATATGAAATTGAAAAACGTATTGCCAGATACAACAACCTACAGTTGGCTAAAAAGGTATCACTTAACTCTGCTTACGGCGCTTTGGGTTCTCAATATTTCAGGTTTTATGATTTGCGTATGGCCTTGGGTGTCACCACTGCTGGACAATTAAGTATTCGTTGGATTGAAAACAAGATTAATGAATACATGAACAAGATTCTATCAACAAAAGATGTTGATTATGTAATTGCTTCTGACACAGATTCGATTTACTTGAAACTTGGTCCTTTGGTCAATAAAGTATATGGCGCTGATGGCGTAGTTTCTATGCCAAAAGTCAAAGTGATTGATTTCATGGATAAAGTTTGTAAAGATAAGATTGAACCTTACATTTCAAAAT